CGCTTAATCATGTGCATATAAGTATCAAAGGCAGGCAAATCTATGAAATTGAAATTAGCTAATTGGCCAACCGCCGAGGTTGGCTGACACGAAAACCAATCAGAAAAACTTTGAATGGAACTAGCCCTAACACAATCCAAATGATCAAGCAAAACCTCGTCTCTAACAAAAGAAGAAAAGAAGTTATCTACTATGGAAATCGACATATTAGTTATATCCACAGTCCCGGCTAGATCAGGAGTATTCATATTCCTCTTTATCATAGCTACAAGATTTTCAAGGAGACCTGGAATGCGCGGCCTTTCACAGGCCGTACGCAAAACGGGGATCAGAAAATTCTGCGCTTCACTCTTAACCAAAGCGGGTACTGGATCTAAATTACTTAAGGTTAGCCTACAAGGTTGTAGGTTAAATTCGTTGTCCCTCAACCGCATGGTTACGGCATCGAAATCATTCAGCACGAAGGAATTCCCAGGAAGGCATCTATCATAGAACTCCTGCATGTCTGTATAAAACCCCGTTTTACTAACAGGGAGGAAAATATTACGATGGACATACAGTGAGTTCTGCATTAATTGCTATTTGGTAGGCACAGTGGTAGCAAACATAGTCAAGATCGACTGGTCGACCTTTTCCACATCCGCTATTATACTTGTAACTGCATCGAACACAACAGTATAATACACCATTGCCTTGGTGTGCCTCGTTAAGGCCACTAGTACATGTGGTGAATCACGGGCAATTAAACCTATCGGAGTCGGGGTGGCACGCACAACCGCCGTCTCTTCAAAGGTTTCTCCCTGAATTTCATGCACAGTATTCACGTCATTGTACCCACTCTTGATCAAGGACTGCTTATCAGATTGAGTAAACGTTATTATCTTTCCTTTGATCTTTGTCAACTCGGGCCTCAGAATACCGGCCCCTGACACTTTAATTGCCTTCACAGAATGTACAACCGGACTAGTAGTAGCGACAGCGGCTTTGTAAATAGTATTAAGAAAACTAGTGACATCTCTAGGACACCTATGGGTAACATACCTACGCTCTACATTATCGACTATTAAAGTTCTTAACTCCTTAGGATAATCAAAATTCATGACTCTGTTTATAAACGGGATTTGCTTAGCATCACCAAAGACGAAGGCCTTTTTACAACCTGAGATCTTCAACGCAAAATTAAGTAAACCCGTATGGACCATCAGACCCTCGTCAACATAGACAGCGTCAAACTTGAAGATTTTCTTATTCATCACAAAAGAATCGAAAGTTCTAACGTTGTCACTGGTTGCCACAGGTGACTTGTGCAGGGCGCAGGCCCTCCGCCTAATCATAGCAGCCGCCTCCCTCCCGGGAGTCAATACTAGATCGGTTTTCCAATTGACCCTCGCTATAATTTCGGCGGTCTTTCCACAACCCGGCACTCCGTCAACTAATGTTATATGAACCCCGGGGTCGACTATTGCTTCCTTATTTAGTACCTCTAAACTACGAATTACGCTATAGACTTTGGTCTCAGAGCAAACAGCAAATCGCTTCCAGTTTCTCTTATCAATTATGGGAGAACCAGATTCGTCATATGAGAGGAAGATTATGCGAGTGGTATCATCACTTGCCAGAACCACAGCCCATGCGTGCTTCTTTTCGGCTGGTAACAGTAACCACTTGCACTTTTCGCAGTCATACAACCCGAACGTTTGCATACTCTCCTCGGTACCGTTCCAATCACTCCGCACAATTCTCTCCAGATTACCCAGCGTAGAACCAAGAGAGGCCGATAAGTAATCAATATAATTCTTCATTTGCCTCTCTCGAATGGTCCCAGTGTAAACAACTGGAGTGATAGTTTTCTTCAACTTCAGATCGCTCACCTTAAAGAAATTCATGTTTGATAACCTCAAGTCGTCTTCCTCATCAAGCGGCTTCGAAAATTGGGGTTTCCTCACACAGATCCCCGACAACGGTAAGACAGCCTTACCCTTCTCTGCCCAGGTGGCAGGTAAAGTCATCGAGGTTCCGACTTTGTATTCGACCAGGGCCCCTTTATTGTTGTCGTATTTTACATCAGCCCATCTCGCCATTTCTGGGGACATGTAAGAATGACTCTTGTCCGCCATCAACACTATATCCTCCATATCTTCAGTTACATCCATATCTTCACATGTATCTACAGAGGTATTGGATAACGCAACAGAAGCGCCCATCTCA